CCTTTTTCCGAACGTACCGGTCCGTTAAACGTTGTTGAAGCCATAATTATATCCTCCTAGTTTTCTGAACATAGTCTCTAGGCCGTCCACTATACGGGTCTATGTTCTAATTAATTGTATAGTGATTAAAGTATATACTAGATTTAAGTAGAGCGCAAGAGAGCCTGTAATGTGGATAGGAATTTTCCAACGATGTAGCTTTTTATTAAGTAGCTACGGAAACTTCGGGTGCAGCTTCGTCTATCTTATTCTGCAGATGAGCTTTTTTAGCCTCTGCCATTTTTATATGACTAAGAACTTCTCTGACTTTTCTGTCAATCTTAACCATATTGAGAGTATATCTACCCTCATTAAGATGCTCCTGCTCCCATTCTAAGTCCAGAACCTTCTTTTGTTTGTAAAGATCCTGTAGATGTTGTATTTGCATCTCCATCCATAACCTCCTCATAGGTTATTCTGTTTATCTTGGGATCATTCATTTCTCCAAGATACTCCCATTGTATATCATTTTTTCCCAGTCTGTCAAGGATAGCATTTTCTAAGGATTGAGGATTATCCTCTGATAGGAGTTTAAATTCTGCGTGATGTTTGTAAGCGTAAATATGTACTAAAAATTTTTTCATTGTCTCACCAATTTGTTAGATAAATGGGGCGGTTTTAAGGCCGCCCCAAAAATTAGATTAATTACGCACCTTCAACGCCGAAGATACCT